AAGCTGAGGAAAGGAAAACCGCATAATCCGCCGGAACACCTTCTTTCTCACATCGTTCCCGATATTCTGTGACGTGAGGTTCACGAATACGCTGTTCAGCGACCCGCAGACAGCGCCTCCCGCCACAATGGCGATCATGGTGAATCCGAGAAGCAGAATATCCCGGGCGCTCCCCTGCCCGCCATCCGTCAGCCCGAGAACCCCCTTATCGACAAGGGTCTGCATGAGAGAGGGCAGAAGAAGGTCCGCCGCTACTTCAGCCGCCATAAAGAGCACGGCTAGGAAGGCAAAAACCCGATACTTTCTGAAATACGGCCACATGGTCTGAATACGCGCGGTTAAGGGACCGGGGAATGCCCGGAATACAAAAGTCCTTATGTTAACGATTCTTATTTACGTTTGTAAGGATCTGCCGCGAAAAAGCCCCTTCTTTTAAAACCCGGGGCTGTTTTCCGCCGCTCTTGAAACCATTCTCCGCTTCTTTCCGGCGTTCTGCCCGGCAGACCCCCTCCAGGCGGGGATTCCGCATTAGGTTTCCCGCGGGAATTCAGGGAAACTTTTTATATAGATATTTATTTAATAACCTATCCAGACAAAAACAAACCCTGCCTCAGATTGAAGAAGCAGGGCTGCGCGTCTGGCGGAAGGGGTGAACTCAGTACATGCCTGTAAATAGGCGTTCTTTATTAGATTAGCTTCTTAAGGGTACCGATTAGGGTACCGTAATAGATACCTTATTGGAACATCCCTGGAGCTATCTGGTTAGCCATCCGGAGAGCATCACTCTTATTAATGGAGCCGGAGCGGAGCCGGGATTGGATATCAGCCAGCTGAGCTCTCTGAGTGTCCGACAGCTGAGCGATTGAGGGAGCCGGAGCCGACGGAGCCGCGGGAACTTCTGGCACCTGAGCCGCTGGCGCACTCGCTCCCGCATCCGGGAACTTAAACCCGTTACCTATAAAGACCTGAAGATCGAGCCTGCTTTTTTTCCTGCCGTTGAAGTCCGAGAAAAAGGCCATCTCCCTGGCCGGGTTGCGGACGTATTTCGTATGTTTGACCCCAAAGGCATCCTCCTCCTCTACCTTATCGCTCAGGGCCTTTATAACCTCCTGAGTGCTGACAGGGTTACCCTTGCCGCCGTTTGCGATCAGGCCAGCCGTTTCCTGCCGGGCCTTAGCCGCTAGGGCTTTCTCCTTTCCAGCTGTTGCGTAGTGCTGCGCCGCGCTGGCGTTCTTATCCGCGGCTGTGGCGGTCTTAACCTTGTGGTTATCGTTATAGACTCCCTTCTCTCCGATCTTCGCCACGCCGTCAAAGACATTAGTCAGGACTCCACCGTCAGACGTGGTCTTATAGAGCTCCGGGAGTTTGGCACCAGTGAGCCCGGCCTGAGCGATAGCTCTCTCCGAATATGGGACAGCCTTACCGTCAGCGCCTACGCCGTCGAACACCTTTTTTAGACCGTTATCCGTGTAGCCGGATATGATCTCATCCCCGCTCGAATATTGCCCGGTAGCCTTGTCGAACGAGTAGCCGGGGAGGTTCTTAGCCTGTACCTTTCCGAATATCGGTTTTGCTCTGCCAGCACTCAGCAGCACGTTGCTGTAATGTGGGTCGAGGTAATTGTCGACAGCCTGCTGGAGGAAACCCGTACGCTGGCTAATTTCATTAGCCCGGTTTTGAGCCAGCGCCTGCCGGGCCACGGAGAGCCGGTTAGCGAAATCGAGCTTTAAGTCTTCGAGGTCTGCCTTTCGCTTTTGGGCCATAGCCATGAGCGGGACTGTGGCCACATTCTTAAAAGCGTTTACCAGAGCCGCGGAGCCTTTATCTGTGAGATTGAATTCCATCCTCTTCTCCGTCAGATGTACTTGTTACCCTTCAGGCCGTACCCTGTACGGGCCGCCGAGCCGAGAGCATAGAGCCACGAAGAACTGGGAGCGGAACTGGCGAGAGCTGGGAGCGTGGAGCCAGCCTTAGCCGCCAGACTCCCCACGCCGGTACCGCCAGCCGCGGACGAGAGCCCGAACCCGGACGCCGCCGCGGACGAACCCGCCGCCGTGGAGCCAGCCGCCGCCGGAGCCATGAGAGCGGAGCCAGCGCCATAGGTAGCGAGTACCGTACCCAACCCCTGCAGGATACCGCCGCCAGTCTGCCAGCCGTTCGATGCGTTAGCCGTGGCCTGAATGTCCGCTATATTCGTAGCGTTGTCCATGGCGTTGAACTTGTTAGCCTGAGTAATATCCTGAGCTGCCCGGGCCAGATTAAAACCCTGATTCATCCGGAGCCGCCCGGATGCGTTCACGTTCCCCATGAGGGAGGCTAGGTTCTTTACATAGCTCAAATCAGACTCATCGCTCGAGGCCTTGGCGTTCTTGTAGTCGTTGGACAGATAGCCGCTTGTCCCCTGTTGGGACGCCCGGATCTTCTGTTCCTCCGACACTGGAGCCGCGTACTGGTCAGAGAGCTGCTCCGCCGTGTCCGCCAGCTGTTTGTTAGTGGTGTCCGTGTCGTACTGCTGAGCCACGTCCATCACTTTTTTCTGAGCCTCGTCAGTCTGGCGCCGCTGCATCAATAGAGCCTGATTCGCTAAGTTGGACGCCTTGCGGCTCTGCTGAGCGGCCCCGTACTGCTGAGCGGCCGCACCGGCTACCATGGCGGCAATACCGGCAATGATTAGGTCGTCTACACCAAACATCTAGACCTCCTTACGTTAAGAGCCGCTATATGTAGTGTGCGGATCGCTCACGCCATAAGCTTTCTGATAGAGAGCCTGCTGGCGTGCGAGAGTATTAGCGGCCTGATTCGCGGCCGTTCCGGTCAGATAAGCCTGAGCCATATCGTTAAAGAGAGAGCCGACAGAGGCCGCCGCTTTATCGGACGCCGCTCCACTGAGGTTAGAGTTCAGCTGGTTCGTCGCCATGGTGGAGGCCGCGTTGGCGTCGATACCCTGATTAGCGAGGCTCAGCAAACTCTGGCGGGTATTCTCGTCCCGTGTCTTCAGACTTGCCGCGGACTCGTCAGCAATACCCTGAGCACGGAGCAGGCCCTTATTGGTTCGGTCGTTGATATCGCCGACAGATTCAACATCAGCGGAGCCGCCGAGCAGGCCCGCACGGGCCAAGGCAAAACGGTTAGCCCGCTCAGCCTCAGCGGCCTGACGGTTAACCTCGTCAGCGTTCAACTGATAGACGGCATTCCGCTGCTGGGCATACTGGCCCTCTCGTCTGGCGTTATCAAAGATTGAATTAATCGCATTAGTGGCCGCGAGAATTCGGCGCTTATTCTCAGCGTCCTGCTCTCGCTGGTAATTAATCGCGGCTTTACTAGAGCCACCCTTACAGAGATGGCCGGGACGAGCCTCAAGAGCTCCGCCACCGAAGTAGAGCGAGGTATCACGGTTAAGCTGTTCAAGCGTGTAAGCCATTTAGATCTCCAATCTAAGAACTCTATAGGACTCTTTCCAAGGCCCTAACTGTTTCAAAAAGCGTTCCATAGCGGGACTGCAGGAGCACTCCACAACCGTGCAGCCACAGCGCCGGAGGTACTCGCACAGAGGTTTAAAAAGCGGATAGGCGTCCCGGAGCCGCCAGCCTCCGAGAGCCATAATATTTCCGACCACAAGGCCGGAAACATAGGGCACCACCTCAGCCGCTACAGCCAGCACTGGCGGGGCCCCTTTATCCTCAGACACCAGAACAACAACCGCCGCCTGTTCTTCGACCATTGCCCGGATATCGTCGACGGAATACTCACCACGTACGGAATGGCGGACGCACCGCTCAAGCAGTGGAGCCGCCACGGCCCAGAGCTCCCTGGCCTCGTCCTTGTTTCTAATGAACGAGACCTCCATCACACCGCTCCTAAGTCGTCGTAATAAATCGTGATAGCGTCCAGCTGAAACTCCCCGGCGTTATAGGCGTAAATCCGCGGCGAGATTTCCACGCCACAGCATTCCAGAGGAATGATCCCGCCGGGCCGAGTGTTCCCGGAAACCGGGAGCGCCGGAGTCCGGGCGTCCGGGTCTCTGGAGTCAAAACCCATTGAGACCTCACAGCGTCCCTCACATACGACGTCAATCCCATACACGTGCTTAAGAGTCCCCGGGCGTTTAAAGTCCATATAAGGGAGATCGATCAGCACGGGAAACTGCTGGCCTCCATCCGTGTGAGCCTCTTCGTCGAACTTGTAAAGGTCGTCACCGCTCCGGAAATAAAGCACCTGCCCAAGCTGAGCCACACAGTCGATAGATACATCAAAGATGTATTGAGACCATGCGGCGATTTTTGCCGAACGTGAGACGGAATAAACAAAACAGGAATGGCCAATAATGCAAACATATTGCCCCGTTCCGTAGAAGTAGAACGCCCGCGGCTCAGCCGTTCCCTTTTGCTCAAGGGCCTCACGGACGAGGGAGTCAATCGGAGAGCCGACATCGATATCGATCAGGTTCCCGGTGTAAATCTGAGTAGAGATAGACCTGAACCCGTAATCCGATAAGAAATACAAGTCCCCGGCCACATTAACAACTGTCTTCGGGTAACTCGTTCCGACGTTCTGCACCCGGTCAGCGAGAGCCATAGCGGACGGATCGGCGTCAACTTTCCAGATCTGGCACTCGTCACGCATAAGCGCCACGAGGGAGGTTTTATAAATCCCTAAAGCGCATACAGTCCTATCCCCCATGGCGTTGAGCCCGGTCGGCAGAAAGCCAGCGTCCTTCTCCGTGTCCCAGTCAGTAGCCCGCCCGGTTGAGGAAAAGCGCACAGTGTCCCCGTCCTTGCTGACCGCAAAAACTTTAGAGGCTACCTTAGCCGTTACGGGAGTCTGAGGACATCCTGAGGAGGTTACCGGCTGACCGTTATAGAAGTGAGCGGAGCCTCCGTTAGCGAACGACGCCACGACGTAGAGCTGGCCGTTAAACGGATCACAGAAATGGACATCCTTCAGAGCGGAGCCTCCGGCAGTCGGAGCCGCGCCAGTGTTCAGGGTATTGCACGCCACGAGCCGCCCGAGATCTCCCGGGATACTCACCGACCCCTGAGCGAATACCTGCAGCTTACCGAACGCCGAAGAGAGCCCGACCGTTCCCGCCGGGAGTTTCCCCACGTGAGTGAGCCCTGGCCGTTTACGGGTAGCGAGGCCGGTAGTGACAAAGGCGTTAGTCATGGCCCGGAGCCGGTTAGCGTCCGAGACACTAGCCCCTTTTCTCAGGTCGATACCTAAGTCGAACCGGTTGAAAGTAATCGAGGCCATTAGTACTGTTTCCCCCGGGCCACGCCATCCGACCCCACAGAGACGAACCAGCCGGACTCCGCACCGGCGGAGCGTCGAATGTGTAAGCCACCCACTTGCCTGCCGCGGTAATGCGAGAGCATCGTCTGAGCCATGGCCGCCACGCTTTGGGCGTCGTTCTGGTGGTAGTGAGCCTTAGCCTGAGCGAGAGCGAACAGCAGGACGATCCGGCTAGGGACGGGACACCGGTCAGAGGGTTGCTCGAACCTGTAGCCGTCATCCTCGTACTCAATGCAAAGACGATAAGCAGTGGAGGAGTCTGGCACCGGATAGAGCTCTATCTGCCCGGCCTGCATGTCCCACTTTTCCGGAATGCCAGCCAAAGCCTCCGCCCGGTCAGCCTCAGTAATGCCGCGGTTCAACGGGAAACGGTTAGAGCCGTCAGCCACGGACATAGAGAGGACACTGCCGGGAGTGATTTCCCTGTCCTCGTCATCGTCGTGAAAGTCGTAAAGTGTCTCACCTTTATGGAGCCGGATCCGGGCCACTCGTTTCTCAGCGTCATGCTCGATTGAGCCCCAGACAAACTCCACAGCGTCACGCAGGAAGCTCTTCAGGATTTCCTCATTAGACCGTGACGCGGCTCCCTGAGCCACGAACCCGAGACGGGTACGGAGCTCCGAGAGCATG